GGCCCGCGCGGTTGTCGACCGCCAGGCCCGTGACCGGAGCCACCATCCCGGCCGTGGTGTTTTGCCAGATCGGCGGCGTGCTCACGGTGGCCACGTCGCCCGGCCTGACCATGACGCCGGCAGGCAGCGGAAAGAGCAGGACCTCGTTGCCGGCGAGATCGGCGGGCGGCCCCAGCGGTGCGGTGGCGAGCCCGTTCACGTAGAGGGTGGGCAGGGCGATGAGCTGGGTGGGCGTGCCGGCCGTGAAGTGCCAGCCGAGCGTCTTGCCGCTGCTGCCTATCCAGGCATCGTTGACGGCCACAGGAGTGGTGAGCCGGGAGACGATCCGCACGGCATCCACGAAGGCCGTCTTGTCGCCGGAGGAGGCCGTGCCCCGCAGCGCGAGCACATGGTCGCCCGCCGTGCAGGGTGGCAGCAGCACGTAGTAGGTCTGGTACGTGATGCCGGCTGGCGTGATGGTGCCGGCGTCCGCTCCGTCGACGCTGACCGCGAAGGTCTGGATGCCGTAGGGCTGGGGGTAGTTCCGCTGGGCGGCCTGGACCGTGACGATGAACGAGCCCGCCGCTGGAAAGTTGATCGTCTGCGACACCGCGCCCGTGGCCTGGAGGAACGCCACCTGATTGCCCTCGGGCGCAACCGGGTTGCCCTGCGTGAAGCCGCTGGCGTTGCCCGCCAGGCCGGCACCGCCGCTAAAGGTCCACGCCGATCCGGCAGGCGCGTAGGCGAACCTGGCGTAACCCTGCGCCGGCACCTCGAAGCCGGGGTCGGTCACGGTCTGGGCCTGCGCGGTGGCAGCGAGCAAGAGCAGCAGAAACAAGCGTTTCATCATGGGTAGATTCCTTGGCCTTCCAGACACGAAATACACTGCTCTCGGCTGGGATGAATGTGAAACCGTGAGCAATAGGGAAGCGGCGAAGCACAGCAGCCGGGGTTATGGTCGGGGCAAGCGCGGATGACGGCGAGCCAGGGATCGGGCGGCGATTGGATCACGGCTGCTTGTGACGGCGCCAGACCGTTGAGCTGATCGTGAATGCGGACCCAGTGTTCCACATCGCGGCCTGCGGCGTACCGCTCGACCATGAGCGGATAGGTAAGACCACGACACTCGGCCGATTGACAGATAGGACAGGTCATCATCCGTCTACATAAAAGTCATAGCATGGCGCGGTGCCGGGCGGACACGGGCAGCCGAAATAAGACGAGCCGCAAGTAAAGTGGACGTGAAACGGCTCGCAGGTCGTATCCGCAGCGTGATAAAGCTCGCCTCCAACATCATCGGGATTATCGACCGTCCAGAGCCCGTATGCAGCGCCCGAGCCAACTTTGGGGCCGCAACCAAAACGCACGGACGGATCGGCCGCCGACCTCCATGTCATGGTGGTGGCATTAAAGACTAGCGTCGTCGTGAAGGTTGCGTGATCTACCTGCCGAACAGCGGTCAGGGTCAGGTTGTGCTCGGGGATCGAGCAGGGCGAACAATTGCCGACACTCCCGCAACAGCAGTCCCCCGACCCCGACGCACCCGGATTGAGCTGGATACCGCCGGGCATGGTTCAGCAATCCGCCGCCACGAGGCTCCATGCGTTGGCATCCCAGAAGACAGTTACGGTTTTACCGACCGCGATTGAAGCCGATAAGGCATGAGCATTGCGACACATTTGCCCGGTCTCGGCCGGGACCAATGCCCCCGCGCTATTCCGGCGATAGATCGTCACTCGCCCCGTGTTTGATTCCGAGGCCAGCGAACCGGTGGGAATGGCTGTCGTGACACTCGCGCGAAGGAGCGACAGGAACGGCACCAGGTGCGTGCTCGACCGCTGATCGGGAGCGATCCCATAGGTAGCCTCCACCCGCTTGACGGCGCGGCCCACGCGCTGGGCCAGGGGCTTCGAGAGATAGACCGGACCTTTGGGCTTGGAGTCTGCCATCGGCTACGAACCCGGCGGGCCCGGCACGCTGCCGACTGTGAGCAGGTCGGCGGGGAAATTGAACTTGTCGAAGTCCTGGAGCGGGTAGAGCTGGAACCGCAGGTAGGCGGGCTCACTCTGCGGGTTGTACAGGCCGTCCTTGTTGATCATGACCGGGCTGGTGACCGGAGCCCCCTTGATCAGGATCGGTGCCAGCGAGCCCGAGGGCCCGGTGGTGTCCAGCTCCCGCAGGCCGGTATTGAGCACGACCTCCGTCCAGCCTTCATAGATGATGTTATTGAGGGCGTCGACCACGAATTCGCGGATCTCGAACTGATAGGTCACGACCCAGTAATAGCCCCAATCGGCCTGATAGTCCCGCTCTGCCGTCACGTCCGAACACTTGACCGTGTTGGGCTGGTAGATCGTCAGGAAGACACCCTTGTTGACGGTGTCCTTGAAGGTCTGCACATACTGGCTGTTGAAGGTCGGCTCGTTGCGCACCAGGGTGAGCGTGGCCCGGGAATCGTCTCGTTTGATCGCCGGGTCGAAGGGGTCGCCGACGTTGTTGAGGACCGGCAATCCCTGATTATCCTTGACGCAATTCCGCTCGAATTTGGCCGTGCCAAACGAGACCTTGATCGGCACCTTGAAAGGGTCGGTCTGGCCCTCGCCGGCGGCCTCGGTGGTGGCGCCTCCTTGCTCGACCCAGTTGAACGGGCCAAAGGTCAGCGTGCAGAGCCATTGCCGCCCGTCGTCGCCCTCCTCCTTGATGTCGAAGCCCTGGAGGTAGTTCCCATAATCCCACTCGGTGGCGGGGGTGGTGATCGGGTGCGAGTACCCGGCACCAACCTTGAAGCTGAGGGCCTTGGCCACCGCGCGCGGGCCCATCTGCGGGTCGTCCGTGATGACGCGGAGCTGCTGGGAATAGGACCGCCCGCCCTGGCCCGACCAGGACACGGAGCGGTTGCCGCGGACGTCGCTGATGGAGAGGATTTGCACGGCTCAGAAGTCGTCCATTACCTCAGGATCGGCATCACCCGATTCAAGGTTGTCCGCAATACGAGTTAAAAGACCAACCGTCTTGTCGGAATTGGCGGCCACCTTCTTCATGGCCTTGTCGTCGCCCAGCTCGAACAGGCTGCGGGTGATCGCGGAGGCCGCTTCCTTCGAGCCGACGCTGAGCGCCTCGCTGGCGACCTTGGCCGTCTTGGCGACCTTGGGAGGACCCCCGGCGGCTGCCGCTCCCAGCGCGCCTTTCATCACGTCCTTGCGGGCCTCCTGAATCTTCTTGCTAGCGGCTTCCCAGGCGTCATTAATGCCTATGGATGCGCGCGGCTTGGCCAGCTCTTTATCGAGGTCAGCAAACAGCTTGTCCGTCGTATCGTGGAGGCTGGCGGAGAACCCCTCCAGGAAGTCCCGGTTCTCCCCCTTCTTGCCGCCGCCCAGGAATTCAGGCAGGTTCTTTTCCAGCCACTTGTCGAGCGATACCAGCGCATCGACAATCATCGCAATCGAGCCGGTGAAGTTTGCCTGCCAGGTGTGAAAGACCCCGGCCACAAACTGCCAGGCATCAGCCACGCCGCCGATTGCCTTCTGCACCCAGCCCATGCTCTCGGCCGATGCCTTGGAAGCCTCGATGTTGCCCTCGCCCCAGTCGAGGGCCGTTTGCTTAAGGCTCTTGAACGCATCGCCCGCCGCCACCACGAGCACGTTCAACTCGGCGAAGAACGGCTCCACCATCTCGGGCAAGTTCTGGCCCAGCGCTATCTCCAGTTCCTCGACACGGCCCTTGAACGAGGCCCACGAGGCCCCCGCGTCCATCGCCCGCTGGTCCATGGCGCCGATCACCTCGGCACCGCCGCTCATGAGGGCGTTGAACCGCTCCTGCGCCGTCATCGTTGCCTTGACGGTGATGCCGAATTCCTTCAGGCCCTTGCCCTTGCCCGCCATGCCGGCCTGAACGGCACCCATCGCTTGCTCGAACGAGATCCCCTTGAAGTTGGCGATGGCCTGGCCCAGGACGATGAGCTGGCTGGTCATCTCGGCCGCGGGGCCGTGCTCGACGCCCAGGCCCTTGAACAGTCCCCCGAGCTTCGTCGCCGCGGCGGTGGAGGCAATCTCCGAAGTACCGAAGGCCGCGTTCATCTTCTCGGCCTGCTTGACGATCGAGTCGGAAGCATCGCCGAACATGGTCTCCATGCGTTCGATGTTGTCGCTGAGGTCGTCGGCCAGGCCCGCGAAGTGCCCGAGGGCCGCGATCCCCGCGCCCGCGAAGCTGCCGGCGATCAGGCCCTTGAGCGAGACCAGGCTCTTGCCGAACCCCGCCAGGCTGCTGCGCGCATCGTTCAGGCCCTTGACCAGAGCCTGCGTCGAGGCCTGCATCGCAATGTTGATGGTCCCGATGAGCATCTAACCCTTCGCCTCCCGGAGCGAGCCCTCGAGCAACTCGCGCATGGTGGTGTCTCTGGCCTCGGGGCCCTTGATGTCATAGGCGGGGCGCATAAACGGGTGAGGGGGAACGGTCCCGTGCCCGAACTCGACCGCGGCGGGATACCAGGCGACGTTGCCCGCCTTGGATGTCTTGTAGAACCCCGGATCAGACTTGATCTGCACCAGGAGGCCCTGGCGGTTCCGCGACCGCTTCATCGCCCGCAATTTCACA